AGGACGATGTCGCCGCGGCGGCGATCGCCAGCGGCGTCGCGCGGCCGCTCGTCGATCTGCCGGAGCACGTGGCGGCCGAGGTCGACCGCAACAAGCAGTTTCTCGCCGATGTCGATACGCTCGGCCTCGACGCGGCGCTCGACAAGCTCGAGGGCGGCGCGGCTGAGCCGGCGACCGAGGCGGCGCCGGAAGGAGACCCCACTGTCGTGCCGCTCGCCGAGAAGAAGAAGGGTCGCACGAAAGCCGAGTCCGCCTGATGCCGTCGGCGTTCGCGGTCATCGAGGACCGGCTGTTCGAGGCCTGCGAGGCGACGTTCGGCGAGGCGTTCGAGCATCTGCCATACGCCGGTGCGCCCGGCGGCGGGCTGCGCACGCCGGACGCCTCGCGCGTCGGCTGCACGCTGACCGGCATCTTTCAGTCGCCGCTCTACACCTCGACCCAGTTAGGCTCCGAGGCGCGCGGCTCGACGCCGGCGACGATGGAGAAGCCGGCGGTGTCGATCGACCAGCGCCGGTTCGTCAACGGCCCGCCGCAGCGCCTCGACCGCCTGCGCCGCGTCTCCACCGGCGAGGTCTACGAGATTTCCAACGTGCAGCGTGACGGCGAGGGGCGCTGGTTGCTGGCTGTGAAGCGGGTGGTGGCCGGCTGAGAGGACGCGGCTCCGCGAGTCTCTGCTTGGCGCGATCCGACTCTCCTTCGTCGAGCCGGCCGGATCGCGCGGTCGCTTGGCTGGCCTGACACGAGAGAACAATCATGAGCTTGGAGCGTACCGCGCTGCGTCTCGCCACCGTGATGGCACTGACCAACGGCATGGTCGAGCCGTATCCGACAATTGCCCGCGACCGCGTGTTCGACAGCCGGCTCGACCCGATCGAGGGCTTCGCGGAGCACGACCTCGTGCCGCTGGTGCTGGTTTACACCGACGACACCGACAACGAGGCGCTGTCCCAAAACAACGGCGGGCCGCCGTGGCGCACGACGGTCAACCTGGTGATCGAGATCTCGGTCGGCATGGGTGCCGAGAGCGAGTCCGGGCTGTCGCTCGACGTGCGTCCGCGCACCGAGCCGGAGATGGAGGCGATGCTCGACCTGCTCGAGGAGCAGATCGCGCGCACCTTCCGCCAGCCGGCGACGGCGTGGGCGAGCCGGATTTACACCGACCACATCGTGCGCATCGAATCCTGGTCGTCGTCGCGCTACGTCGAGCGCGATACCAACGCCCGGCTCGCGGTGCGCCAGATCATCGCCAAGGTGATGCTGGTGCAGCCGGAGGAGCCGACCGACGTCGGCGTGGTGCCGCCGCCGCTCGGCCCGCTGCTGGCGGCGATCGTCGAGGCCGAAGGGCCTTACGCCGGCTCGGCGGCGGCGCTGCTCGAGATGCTGGAGACGGCCGGCGGGTTCGCCCCGCTCGACCTGCCGGCGCTGGAGCGCATCCGACTGATCGAGGCCGACGCCGGCGGCGGCAACCTGACCGGCACCGGACCGGCGCGTCCCGACGGGGTGGCGGAAACATATCTGACGTGAGGACCAACCCCATGAAAACTGCATTCGTGAAGCCGGCGCCGGGTTTGAAGATCCGGCGCCCGGACCGGCTCGCCGAGCATCTGCCTGAGGACGGCGCGCTCGTCGTCCTCGACGACTACTGGCGGGCGCGTCTGCGCGACGGCGACGTCGTCGCGGCGAGCCCCGCCGTCAAGCCCCACGCGGCCAAGGCCGCAGCGAAAAAGGAGAGCTGATCCATGGCCGGCGTCCTGTTCAACAACATCCCCGGCAACATACGGGTGCCGTTCTTCCACGCCGAGTTCCAGCCCGGCGGAACGCCCTACAGCCAGAACGCGCGCCTGCTGCTGGTCGGCCAGAAGCTGTCGACCGGCGTCGCTGCCGCAAATCAACCGGTGCTGGTCACCGACTCCGCCGCCGAGGCGCTGTTCGGCAAGGATTCGATGCTCGCCGACATGGTTCGCTTCGCACGCGCGCAGGCGCCGCTGCAGGAGATTTGGGCACTGCCACTCGACGACGACGCGGCCGGCGTCAAGGCGACCGGCAAGATCACCGTCTCCGGCGCGCCGGTCAGTCAGGCCGGGGCGATGAGCGTCTACATCGCCGGCATCCGCGTCCGCATCGCGGTGCTGACTACCGACACAGACACCTCGATCGCGGCCGCGCTGGTCGCGGCGATCAACGCCACCGCCGGCCTGCCGGTGACGGCGGCGGTCAACGGCACCAACGCCTACGAGTGCGACCTCACCGCCCGCCACAAGGGGGCCACCGGCAACGACATCCTGGTCGACCTCGGTATCGTCACCGAGGAAGGCTTGCTCGGCCAGGATCTGCTGACCATCACCGCGATGAGCGGTGGCAGCGGCGACCCCGACATGTCGACCGCCTTCGGCAACCTCGGCGACGAGGAGTTCGACTGGATCGCCTCCCCATACGCCGACGCTAACGCACTCGGCGACGCCAGCGACCTGTTGAACGACGTCAACGGCCGCTGGTCGTGGTCGAAGCAGATCTACGGACACTACATCGGCACCCACACCGGCACCGTCGGTGCGCTGTCGACGCTCGGCAACGCCCGCAACGACCAGCACGCGACGATCTTTCCGTGCCGCAAGTTCCGCTCGCCGCCGTGGCAGGTCGCCGCCGCAGTCGGCGCGCGCGCCGCCAGCCACCTGCAGTCTCCCGGCGCCTCGGCCGAGCTCTCGCGCCCGCTGCAGACGCTCGAGCTGATCGGCATCAAGGGCCCGCTGGCCGCCTCCGACCGGCTCAAAATTACCGAGAAGCAGACGCTGCTCTACGACGGCGTTTCGACGTACTACGTGCACAAGGACGGCTCGGTCCGCATCGAGCGCCTCATCACTACCTACCAGAGCAACGCCTACGGCAGCGCCGACGCCACCTACCTCGACGTCAACACCATGGCGCAGTCGATGTACGGCATCCGCTACATCCGCCAGAAGGTCGAGACCCACCACGGCCGCAAGGCGCTGGCCGATGCCAACCCGGGCCGCAATCCCGGCATCGCCACCGCCGACGACGTCAGGAACTCGATCATCCACGCCTACGAGGATCTGGTCGCGCTCGGCGTGTTCGAGAATGCCGACCTGTTCGCCCGCGACGTGGTCGTCGAGCGCGATCTGGTCGATGCCAACCGGCTCAATGCCAGCCTGCCGCTCGACCACGTCAACCAGCTCCGCATCGTCGCCGCGGCGGCGGTCAACCACATGCAGCGCCGCGAGCCGCGCGACAGCCTGGCGGCGTGAGTCTTTGCCGGTGAGATCCGACTCCGCTCTGCGGAGTCTGCCGGATCGCGCTCGGCAAGTGGATAGCTGACACCTGGACAACGGAGAAAAGACATGGCCAGCCCCAACGCCGGCGGGTTCGTCGAGCTGACGATCGACGGCACGCCCTATTCGCCGGTCGGCGACGTCGAGGTCGAGGAGACCAACTTCGAGGCCGAGGCTGTCACCAACCAGGACGGCTCGATCAGCCGCACGAAGAAGCCGAAGCCGTTCAAGATCAAGCTGACGCTGCGCGACCGCCAGGGCCAGTCGATCGCGCGGGCGCTCTATGCCGCCGAGCGGATCGACGTGTCGGCGGTCGAGAAGCAGATGAAGCGGACGGTCATCCTGACCGGCGGCTTCGCGACCGGAACCCCGTCGCGCAACACCGCGTCGGGCGAGATCAGCGGCATCGAGATCTGCTCCGACAGATTCACGATCGTGGACGGAGCTTGAGTGGCGCGATCCGACTCCGCTCCGCGGAGCCGGCCGGATCGCGCGTTGGTGTGCGGGCATGACACGAGAGTAACAGAAACAGGGGGACTATTATGTTCAATGCAGGAAAGGGCGGTGCGCTCGGAAATGCCGCCATGTCGCTGGCCAGCGAGCCGCGTCAGGTCGCGCCATCGCTGCCGGTTGCAGCCGGCGCCGTCGTGCATCTCTCGCGGCCGATCGCGACGCACAAAGGCGATGTCGCCGAGATCAGGCTCAAGCAGCCGACTTTCGCCGATTTCATCGAGCTCGGAGACATCGACACGGTGGTGGCGATCGGCGTCGACGACGCCACCGGACAGCCGCTGGGGCTCGAGGTCAAAACCAACCACAAGGCGCTGGAGCGGTGGGCCGTTCGCCTTACCGGCCACGATGCCGTCGTGCTCAATCTGCTCGCGCCGTCCGACGCCGGAGCGCTGATGCGCGAGGTGCGGATGGCTCTGAAACCGTTCTCGCAGGGAAACTCGCAGACCGGGCCGACGACCTAGTTTTCGAGTTCGGAGTCGACCCGGGCTATATCGAGCAGGCGCCGCTACGAGCGGTCGCCTACTGGCACATACGCGCCTGCCGCTGGACCAACAGGCGGCGGGCTGCCGCCGAGGAGCAGCGCCTGTTCGAGGCCGAGATCGGACGCGCGGTGAAGATGCTGGGGCGATAGTCAATGGATCTGCGTGCCAACGCGATCATCACCGCCGTCGACCGCTTCTCGGGTCCGGTCGGCCAGATGGCCGGCGCCCTCAACCGCATTCGCGGCGCCTCGACCGGGCTCGCGAGCGCGGCCAAGCGTACCGGGGCGGCGCTCGCCGGCCCCGGCGGTCTCGGCGCCGCGTTCGGCGGTGCGATGTTCCTGCAGCGCCAGCTGCAGTTCGAGGAAAGCCTCAACCGGACCCAGGCAATTCTCGACATCACCCGCAAGGAGGCGTTTGCGCCGCTGCGCGACGACATCATCCGCATCTCCAAAGAGTACCCGGCCCTGCGCGACGAGATCGCCAAGGGCGCCTCGGAGCTGGCGATGGCCGGAATGGGGCTCGACACCATCCGCGCGGTTCTTGAAGCCACCGTGCAGGGTTCGATGGCGTCCGGCGAGTCGATCAAGACGGTCGGCGAGGGCGTCACCGACGTCGTGCTCGGCATGGCGATGCCATTCAAGACGGCTGCCGAGCAGGCGAAGTCGTTCCACGAGGTCAACAATTTGTTGGCGGCGTCGTCGACGTCTGCAAACGACACATATGTCGGGTTTCTCGAGTCGATCCGCCGCGCTGGCCCGGTCGCCAGGATGGTGGGCACGGACCTCCTGTCGCTGGCCGCCGCGCACGCGGTGCTGGCCAACGCCGGCATCAAGAGCGAGCGCGCCGGCATCGCGCTGCGCACGATGCAGGTCCGGGCGCTGGCGCCGACCAAGAAGGCGCGCGAGATGATGCGCGCCCAGAATATCGACTGGACCAAGTGGATGCGGCTCGGCGACGGCAATCTGTCGTCCGGCGGGTTGATGGACATGCTCGCCGAATCCGGTGTCAACACCGGCAATATCAGCGCGCTGACCAAGGACAAAATCGAGAAGGCGCTCGCCGCGCCTGGTGCCAAAACCAACCTCGGCGTGCTCGGCGATACGCTGACCGACATCGTGGGCGATTCGCTCGGGATTTCGGCCGACGAGATCGAGGACCGCTCAAAGCTATCCGACACCATTCGTCAATACCTGACGTCGCAGGTGGCGAAGCTCGACTTCTCGGCGCTGTTCAAGGAGCTCGCCGACAAGAAGGCCAACGTGTCGGTGCTGAAGGAGCTGCTGAGCCTGTTCCACATCGAGAAGGCGGCGGTGCTTCAGGACGCGCTCGACCGCAACGTCTACGAGGAGATGCGCGGCACCATCGAGGGTAAAATTCCAGGAGCCGTCGAGCGGCGCAGCGGCATCATGATGCAGGGGTTTGTCGGCGCCTGGCACCGCATGCGCAGCGCGTTCGACGCACTGCTCGACACGCTCGCCAACACCGGCGTCATGGACACGCTGACCACCGTGTTCGACAAGATGACCGCCGGCCTCAACGCGCTCGGAGAATCCAATCCGGAGTTGCTGAAGTGGGGCACCTACGCGGTGCTCGCCGCCGGCGCGATCGGAACGCTGTCGTTCGCACTGTCATCGCTCGCCGCGGCGGTTCCGTTCGCGGCGATTGCCGGTGGCATCATCGCCATGAAGAGCGGGCTCGAGACGTTCTACACGTGGATGACAGGCTGGATCGACCGCATCGGCGCCGCGATGAAGGCGCTCAAAGAGGGGCGATTCCGCGATGCCGGCGGCATCCTGTCCGGCCGCCTGACGCCGGACGGTGCCAACGCCGACGCGCTGCGCACGCTGTCGATGGAATGGCAGGAAACGACGCGCCCGATGCTCGATGTGCTGCCGCCGCTGGCCAAGACGGTAGGCGAGCTAAATCGATCGCTAAACGACGGGCTTGATCGTGTCTACGCGGATCGCAGCGACATCATGCAGCTGTTTGCCGGCGCCAGTGAGCGCCCGATCACCGGCGCCGATCTCGACGAGAACCTGCAGGTCGTCGGTCGCGGCCGGGTCACCGACATGACGACGCTCGACGTCACCGGCAAGGTGCACGCCGACGTCGCCGGCACGGTCGAGGGCGCGATGCGGGTCGAGGTCGACATCAAGGTCGACGGGCCCGGCGTCGTCACCGACAAGCGCACGTCCGGCGGGGAGGTCAAGGGGCAGCTACGGACGGGCAAGAGCATGCCGGACGTGGTCGCGCCATGAGGGACTGGATGCGTACCCTGCAGCGCGCGTCCTACCGCGGCGCGCCGTTCTGGGTCGAAAGCGACCAGATCTCCGGCGGACGGCGGCTGGTCGTGCACGAGTTCCCGCATCGCGACGTGCCATACGTCGAGGACATGGGCCGCGCCGCTGTCCGCATCCAGGTCACCGCCTATCTCGCCTCCGACACCGCCGATTCCGAGGCGGCGTCGCTGCGCAAGGCGTGCGACGCCGGCGGCCCCTCTCGCCTGGAGCTGCCGCTGGAGACGCTCGACGCCCACTGCGAGACCTTCCAGCGCGACTTCGAGCGCGACCGGCTCGGGTTCATCGCCTTCTCGCTCGTCTTCGTGCGCGAGGGCGCCGCCGCCGCGCCATATCCGGCCGCCTATTATGCCCGCCTCGCGGTGGTCGGCGTTGCTGCGCTCGCATCGCCGCTCGCTGCGCGCTTCCGCCGCCGCTTCCGCGGCCGCCGCGTCGCCGGCTACGTGCGCGACAGCGCGGTTGCCGACATCCGCGCAATGGCCGCTGCGCTCGACGTGGCGCGCGGCTCGGTCGAAATCGATGCCGCTGACGGTCCGGGAATCGCGCGCCGCATCGCCGACCTCTACGCCGATGCCGAGGTCTACGCCGACGTGGGTGCGGTCGCCGACGTCTACGAGGACACCCGCTTCGACGCGCGTCAGTCGTACGACTCCGCGCCGGACCTCGCCGCCGAGGTGACTGAGATCGTCGACGCGATCCGCGAGTCCGCCGGACCGGCCGCTGCCGACGCGCTCGCCGACCTCGCCAGCTATGGTGCGTTCGCTGCCGCGCGAACCGCTGCCGCCACTCCGTCGCGCCGGCAGCAGGCTGAGAATGCCGACGCGGTGGCCGAGGTGGTGCGCGTGCCGGCCGCGGCAGCCGCCGTCGCGGCGATCGTCGAGAGCGAGATCGCCGACCGGCGCGCGGCGATCGCCGCGCGCGCCCGCATCGTGACCATCGTCGATTCAGAGCTCATCCGGCTCGGTTCCGGCAGTCACGATCTCTACGTCGCGCTGGCAAAAGTGCGCGACGACGCCCTGGCGGCTATCGAGCGCAGCATCGCCGACCTCGCGCCGGTGCTGGTCGTTTCCGCGCCGCGCCGCATGCCGGCGCTGTGGTGGAGCCAGCGGATCTACGGCCACCATGGCCGCGCCGGCGAGTTGGCGGCGCGCACCCGGGTCAAGCACCCTGGGTTCATGCCGAGCGAGTTCGAAGTGTTGGCGCGATGAGCGGAACCGAGGTCGTCACGCTGCGCGCCGCCTGGTTCTCGTTCTCGGCTTGGAAGACGGTCGAGGTGCGGGCGGCTATCAACGAGGCCTGCCGCTCGTTCTCGGTGCAGACGACGGAGCATCCGGGCGAATGGGCGTTCCCTCCCGGCACCCCGATCCAGCTCGCGGCTGGCGCCGACCTGCTACTCGACGGCTACGTCAACAAGTATTCCGCGCGTGGTTCCGATAAGGCGCACGACGTCAAGATCGCCGGCCGATCGAGGAGCCAAGATTTAGTCGACTGCGCGGCCGTGCATCCGAAGGGCTACGCCAAGGACCGAACCACGGCCGAGTTCGTCTCCGAGTGCTCAGACCGGCTCGGCGTCGAGATTCGCGACGAACTCGGCCTCGCTCGGAAGGCGATGCAGCAGCTCTATCAGGGCGAGACCTGCTACCGTCTCGCCGAGCGCTACCTGCGCGGGCACGGCGCGACCGTGATGGGCAACGCCGACGGCTCGGCCTCGATCACCAACGCCAGCAAGGCGGCGCGCGCCGCAGGGGCGCTGGTGGAGGGCGTCAACATCAAGGAATGGTCGGTCGACTTCGACGACCAGGACCGGCATTCGGAGTACACCGTCAAGGGGCAGGCGCGGTACGGCACCGGGTCCGACGCGCTGCGCATCAAGGAGCAGGCGGCCGACGACGGCGTCGCCCGCTACCGACCGCGCATCATCGTCGCCGAGACCGACACCGACAAGGCTGGCGCGCGCGAGCGGGCAGAGCACGAGAAGGAGCGCGCCGCCGGCAACGCGATCCGCGGCGAGGTGACGGTGCAGGGATGGCGCGACGCGGCCGGTAAGCTGTGGACCCCGAACACTTTGATATTCGTCGCCAGCCCGACGCTGATGCACCTCGAGCAGGACATGCTGATCGAGAGCGTCACCTTCGAGCAAGACGACCGCGGCGGCACCACGGCACAGCTCGGCCTAGTCGATCCGAGGAGCTATCGCGGTAGGGGGCACGACGGCAAGAAGTCCGACAAGGCGTGGAACAATGGCTGGAGCAGGCGGCGGAAGTGAGCAGCTACTACGCGGATACACACATCGGGCGCGGCGTTATGCGCCGCGTCGAGGTGGTCGAAGTCGACGACACTGGCCCGATCCAGAAGGTCACCGTCATGGGGCTCGCCGACGAGTTTTACGAGCTGCCGCTGCGCGGCCAGCCGCACGGGCTGACCAGCGTGCCGAAGGTCGGCTCCGTCGGCTACCTGATGCTCGCCAACGGCCGCCCGGACCAGGCATTCCTGATGGGTCTCGAACACCCCGACGACCGCCCGACGGGGCGCGCCGAGGGCGAGGCGACGATGTACGCGACCCCGGGCCAGCGCGTCGACATGGACAAGGACGGCAACGTGGCGATCCGCTCGGCGGCTGGCGGCGTCGTCCATATCAATCCGCCTGCCTAGTCGCGCGTGGCGACTCTCGTTCCGAGAGCCGGCCGCCACGCGCGTCGTTTGGCTGGCCTGACACGAGATGAGCCAGGAAAAAAGATGCCACTGATCGCCAGGCTCGGTGATACCTCCAGTCACGGCGGGGCGATCGTCACGGCGGCCGCCAAGACGCTGTGCGAGGGCGCGCTCGTCGCGCGCGAGACCGACATTCTCGATTGCCCGATCCACGGACCGAATCCGATCGTCGGTCATTCGGCGCGGATGAAGTGCGAGGGGTTGTTCGTCGCTCGACACGGCGACGCGACCGCGTGTGGGGCGACGCTGGTCTCCGGGGCGGTCGAGTCGTTCGACGAATGATGCGGCGGGCCAGTCGATGACATTCGTCAGGATACGCGACGCCGAGGCGTGCGCGGCGCAGCCGCTGCTGCTGTGGGATACGATCTGGGTCGAGCGGCTCGACGCCTCCGGCGGCTACGGGGACTGGCTGCTCGCCGGCCAGACCGACCAGGCCGCAAGCCGCGGCGGGCTGCGCTCGGAAGCGGCGCTGCACACCGCAACGCTCATTCAGTTGTTCACCGACGCGCGTGCACCTGAGGGTGCCGCACTGCCGGCCGGCGACGGAGACCGTCGCGGATGGTGGGGCGATTCGATCCGTATCGATGGAGAGCCGGCGGTGCCGCTCGGATCGCTTATCTGGATCGAGGTCGAGCGCGCCGCTTTGACAGAGGATACCGCGCGTCGCGTCGAGGCGCACGCCGCGGCAGCTTTGGCGGTGCTTGCCGACCAGGGCGCGGTGGCGCGCACCGAGGTTACGACCGAGGTCCGCCGCGAACAGGGCTTTCTCGGGCTCGTCGTGCGCCACTACGACGCCGACGGCGCTCGCGTCTACGACCAGCGCTTCGGCGTGCTGTGGCGGCAGTCGGCGCGCGACGCAAGGATGAATTTTTAGTGGCGCGACCCGACTCCGCTCCGCGGAGCCGGCCTGGTCGCGCGCGGGTGTGCGGACCTGACACGAGAGCACCGGCGGCATGACGTTCAATACCCCGAGCATCGAGGATCTGGCCAATCGGGCGGCGCGGGCGTTCCGCGCCGATCTCGCGGGCTCGGACGCCGCGCTGTGGCCCAACAATGTTGCGGTGTCGGCCAAGGTGATCGCCGGCGCGGTGTGGGAGGCGTTCGCGTTCATCGACTACGTCTCGCGCCAGATCAACAAGTCGACCGCCGAGAGCCCGTTTCTCGAACGCCACGCGGCCGACTACGGTTTGACCCGCCTGCCTGCGAGCTACGCCTCCGGCGAGATCGTGCTGTCCGGCGATAGCGGGGCAACCGTCCCGGCCGGCGTCGTCGTCGTGCGCGCCGACGGTATCCGCTACGAGACGACCGCCGCCGGCACCGTCAGCGGCCTCGGGACATTGACGCTGCCGGTGCGCGCGCTCGATCCGGGCCGCATCGGCAACGCCGCTGCCGGCGTCGTGGTGACGCTCGTCGCACCGCTGTCGCGCATCGTATCGGCGGGCGAGGTGGCGGCGTCCGGCATCGGCGCCGGCGCCGATGCCGAGAGCCTCGAGAGCCTGCGCGCGCGGCTGCTGTTCCGGCTGCGCAACCCGCCGCACGGCGGCGCCGCGCACGACTACGTCGCCTGGATGCGCGAGATCAACGGGGTGACGCGGGTGTTCGTCGACCCGGTGACGGAGAGCAACGGACGCTCAGACGTAGGTATCTGGTTTCTCATGGACGACACCTACATCAACGGCATCCCGCAGGCCTCCGACGTGACGGCGGCGAGGACATATATCGACGCCAGACGCCCGGCCGGCGCATTGGTTTCGATCGCCGCACCGGTCGCCGTGACGATAGCCAGCTTGATTCCGGACACGACTGCGGTGCGTGAGCGGATCGCGATCGAGCTTTCCGACCTGATGCGCCGCGCACGCGTTGCGACGCTGACGAACCCTTACACGCTCTACCGCTCGCAGATCTCCGAGGCGATCTCGATCGCCATCGGCGAGACCGGGCACACGCTCACCGCGCCGGTGTCCGACGTGGTGCTGGCGGCTGGGCAGATTCCCGTGCTCGGCGCGGTGGTTTTCGCATGAGTCTTTCGTTGCGCGTGGCGACTCGCGTTCCGCGAGCCGGCCGCCACGCGCGGTCGCTCGGCGGGCGTGACACGAGATCAACCTGGCACCTGATCACATGACCGCCTGCGATCTACTCGTCGACGACCCGTTCCGCTGCCCGACCAAGTGGGAGCTGCTCCAGCAGCTGCTCGTCAATATGCCGCGCGGCAGGGCGTGGCAGACGCACGAGGACCTGGCCGAGGTCTACACCAACCGCGACTCGTCCGAGGTCGGTGAATACGAGATCGGCGACACCGGGCTTGGTGCCGACGACGGCGCGCCGCGTCTGACGGTGATGCAGCAATACTGGGCGGCATACGCCAGCGTCCTCGAATACCTGCACCAGCGCGCCTGTGCGCTGCTGGAGGAGATGTTGTGCGCGACCACGGTCGATCTGCGCGGAGAATGGGGCGCGGATTACGGTTTCCCCGACCCCTGTCTGCCCTATGATACGCTGTGCGAGAAGGTTCGCGCCGAGGGCGGCGCGACCTGCGCCTATTTCGTCGGGCTGGCCGCCCGGCTCGGCTACGCGATCGAGTGCCGCGACTGCGGTGCCGGGGCCGAGGCCGGCTGCGCCGAGGCCAGCCTCGACGAGACCTGCGTGTGCGCACCGAGCGTGATGCTGATCCGCATCCTCCGCACCGCTAGCCCGGCGCTGGTTGCTGGCGAGCCATTCGAGGCCGGCTCCGCGGTCGCCGGCTGCACGCCGCCGTGTCCGCCGGTTCCCGACGATCTCGTTTGTCTCATCAACAGGCTTAAGCCTGCGCACGTCAAGGCGCTTTTCGAGGTGGTGGAATGACCGTCAACATCATCGGTCCGCACGGGCCGAGCATCAACGAGACGACGACTCGGCCCGACGACACATCGAGCGGCTCGGCGCTCGACACATGGTTTCGCGACTGCGTCGCCGGCGTAGCAGGAACCGGCACCAAGATCCCGGCGGTGTGGCTCAACAAGGTGACGGCCGAGCTTCGGCGGGCGATCCGCGGCATGGGGGTCGCGGAGGCCGAGCTCGACGACGACATGTTGCTCAAGGCGATCCAGCGCGCCGACCGCCAGATCGTCAGCCTCGGCGACACCGGCGCGACGCTGTTCGACATCTACGCCGGTCTCAATCTCGATGGCAACTTCCAGATCCGCAAGCTACGCCAGGGCATCGGCATCGCGCTGTCGATCGACCCGGATAGCGGCGAGCTGGTCGTCGACGCCACCGGCTCCACGCCGACGCTCGGCGGGTTGGCCCCGGAAATCGTCGTCCACCAGACCCGTGCCGGAAACGCCGCCGCGGCATCGCTTACCGCCAGCACCTGGACCGATCGCGCGCTCAACACGGTC